AGTTATATAAAGCAATACGAGAATTAAATAACGATGTAGCTATTAGTGAAGGATTTGAAATGATTTCAGACGATGAAGTTCAAAATATTTTAGAAAAAATAAAGAAATCAAAAGTTAGTGTGATACAAACTTTAAGAGATTATCAAAGGTTAGTACACAATTAAATAAAATAAGTATTTTAAACAAAGGGGGAGCAGTAACATGAAAATGCTAGAAATATTTGCAGGAACTAGGTCAATGGCTGATACATTCGAGAAACACGGTTTTGAAGTATTTACAATCGAGCTTGATACAGTTCACCCACGAATTGATTTATATGAGGATATTCTAAACGTAACATCTGATATGATCTTTGAGAAGTTTGGAAGACCTGATGTGATTTGGGCTAGTCCAGTTTGCACATCTTACAGTATTGCTGCTATTAGTACACACAGAACTAAGGAAGAAAACGGCAACCTAGCTCCTAAAACAGAATACGCTGCTTACTCAGATAGAATGACTCAGCACACAATCAATCTAATCAAAGAACTAAACCCTACATACTACTTCATCGAAAACCCTAGAGGTGGTATGCGTAAAATGAACTTCATGAAAGACCTGCCTAGATACACAGTTACGTATTGCCAGTACGGAGATACACGAATGAAGCCAACAGATATATGGACGAATCATCCAGATCCTCAGTTTAAACCAATGTGCAAAAACGGTATGCCTTGCCACGAAGCAGCTCCAAGAGGAGCAAAAACAGGTACGCAAGGATTAAAAGGGAGCATTGATAGAAGTAAAATACCTCAGGAACTTTGCGATCATATCGTAAACATTAGCCAACCAGTACTAGTTAAATAACAAAGGGGAGCGAAGAAAATGGAAAAAGTAAAAATATCGCAGGAACTAGCAAACCATATAGAAACTATACGGGATATAAGAAAAACAAATTTAGAAACACTTAGTTTTATCCTCCATTCGGCTATTGAAAACAACCTTGAAGTTGAAAAAGAAATTTCCCTAGTTGACATAGCTAGAGCTATCGAGGAAGGTTACGAAATCATTCGAGAGTTTCAAGTTGGGGATATTGTATGGGGATATATTATGAATCGTGTATATGTAGTTCACGAAGAAAAAGATGGTGACGGATACTTACCTCTATATTATGTAAAAAGTAACCCGAAAGATTTTAAATTAGTATGCAAAGCCGAAAACAGAGAGGACAAACAAAATGACAAATAACACAGGATACCAACTATCAGACCTATTAGTAGAAACAAATAAACGACAATTTCACCTATTACACCCTAACGCAATCATGCCAGTACGAAAGACAAATGGTTCAGCGGGTTACGATCTCCACGCAGTCGAAGAAATACGTATCTTACCAAACGAAACAAAAGCCATTCCGACGGGTATCGGAGTAACAATGAATGAGGGTGACGTTGGTTTCCTTGCTCTACGATCGTCAATCGGTTTAAATCGAGGACTTTGTTGTCCGATTGGGTTTGGAATCATAGATGAAGACTTCACACCACCGAATACAATGTCAGTAATTGTCACGAATACGAAAAATATTCCAGTTACAATAAATGTAGGCGAACGTATTGCACAGTTTGTATTCTCATGTTACAATACTACACATAACGAAGATTTACCGAATACAGTAAGAACAGGTGGAATAGGAAGTACAAATAAACAAAATACTAAATAACTGGAATACCTTCATAAAATTCAGCATAGAATGGAGGTATAAGGAGGAAATAAAACTATGAAGTGCCTTGCATGTCAAAGAGAATTAAGTAAAAAAGAAACATTATACGATGAAAACCACGATCCATTTTGCTCAAATGCAGCAATTTGTAATGATGAACACCCGAATAGCGTAAAAAATATCTTAGCTCGCCAAGGAGCTGCAACACTTTACACTGAAAAAGAACTAGAAGTAAATGAATACGAAAACCTAAACTTACCTGAAGATGTAAAAGACCAAGTTCTTAAAATGGTCAAACGACCGACAACAGTTCGAATTAGTGATGTATCCCTAGCTGTTCACCTAGTTCAGTTAAAAGATAATTACGGTCTATCAAGTATCTCTGAAGCCATTCGTTTCTGCGTACAAAAAGATTTCGAGTTTGGCGATGATCGCGAACGATTAATCAGGGAAAAGCACGAAGCAAAAGAGCTTCAAAAACAAATTGACGAATCACTAAATCAAGAACACTCAGAACAAGAACAACCAAGAGATAAATTAGTAGCAGAACCAAAACAAGAGCAACAAGAAATTGATTTCAATTCATTAGAATTTTAATGAGGTGATGTTATGGAAGAAACCAAAAAAGCACCTAGTTTCACAATTAAATTAGATGATAAGCCACACCTACTCGCTTTACTAGGAGAAGATGCATCAAAGGCAAGAGAAGTCATCGGAACGTTCGTAAACTTAATAGAGCAAGCGGCAAAGTACGAATGGTATAAGCTGCCCGAATTTATCCATAGTTCGATCACGTTCCCTGACTTAATCAGTGGGATACTAGAAGGAATCTTAACAGTTCAGAAATACCCGTCAAACTCATATTTAACACTTGAGCAAGATGTTCACCCGCTGTCACTTTTAAGCGATACAGCAAAAGATGAATACACAAAGAAAGAGCTTGAGTACAACTGGCGAGATCACTTCACATTAAAAGACAGCCACGTTTCAAAAGAAACAATTGCGAAGATTTACAGAGAACTTTCATACTTAGTCAGATGGTTCGATTTAGACAGTATCCGTAACGGGCTATTTGCGAACGATTACCCTGTCATTGATAACGTCAAAGGAGTCGCAAAACTTCCATTTTTCCCTAGCTTACGTTACCAAAAGGAAGTAAAAGGAGAGCTTCACGTTGGTCAGTTCTTACATGAAGTGGGGCTTTTCGATTGTGGTGAGGTCGCACCTGATGTAGATATTTGCCTAGCGTGCCAGATTGGAGAGCTAGAGACCATCACAAATCACGAACACATAAAAGGCTGCCGAAGATGTAACAGCGGATTTATAGTAAAAGAGGGACTAGATTTTTAGTCCCTAGTTGCTGAATAGAAGGTAAATAAAGCGACAGAAAGGTTGAGAATTTTGAGTAATGTTATTAAAGAAGTTATACAAATTGCAAGGCGTGATTATAGTTGTGATGATTGCAAAAAGCCTATTTTAAAACGTTCTAAATATCATTATTTGTTTGGTTCAGCTTTCAAAGGAGAAAAACCATATAGCATTAGAATTTGTCAAAACTGCAAACCGATTGATGCGTAGTTCGGTAAAAACACGCAACAAAAATTTTTAAACTTTTTAAACGACATATTGCATATGCCACGTAACATGTGGTAAACTATTAGTAAGCAAGAAATAAAACAAATGGAGGTAATTACAATGTTAGATTTTTTCCCACAAGTAAAGGTATTCGATTATCCTCACGCTTACCTTAACTGGGTAGAGGGTATGAGTGCATATACATTTGAAATTGTAGATGTATCCGCATTTGGTGGTAAGTTAATCGTAACTTATAACATGTATAAATAACTAAAACAAATGGAGGGAAATAACATGTTCAATTTCGAAGGGGAAACAAAATTATTTACTTACGAAGGCAGCGCATACGAAGAAAACCAAGAACATGGGATAAACGGTGGCAAGATCACAGCATTAGTTATTATGGACTCAAAAGGCAAAATTGTTTATAAGTATGACGGTCAATTAGACTTACCAGCAAAAACAGCAAAAGTAAGAGAAGTCTTAAGCCTAGCAAAGCATTTGTATAACTAAGGGAGAGAATGAAATGAATGTATTAGCTTTATTTGATGGAATTTCGTGTGGTCAAGTAGCTTTAGAGAGAGCAGGAATTGAAGTAAGTAAGTATTTCGCAAGTGAGATTAATCAAAAAGCAATGGAAGTAACGTACAAAAACTATCCTAACACAATCCAGTTAGGGGATATTACACAAATAACAGAAGAAATGCTTGATAAATTACCGAAAATTGATTTAATAATCGGTGGGAGTCCTTGTCAAGATTTGAGCGTATATAAATACGATCGTGGAGATGTGAAAGGTCTTAAAGGAAAGAAAAGTAATCTATTTTACCACTACGAACGAATACTGAAGTATGTTAATCCTAAGTATTTTCTTTTAGAAAATGTGCCAATGGAACCACAGTGGAATGAAATTATAACTAACCTGCTAGGAGTAGAGCCTATCATTATAAACTCAGAGTTAGTATCTGCCGCTTTGCGTAAAAGACTGTACTGGGGTAATATTCCGAACATCACGCAACCGGAAGATAAAGGAATAATGATAAAAGACATTATTGTCCCATCTGAAGAAGTTCCAGATAAATACTGGTATAGCAGACCATTTGTCTATAACGGTGATGACAAAAAAGTACAATGCACACTAGATATTTCAGGTCATCGCAATATGAAAGAGGTGTACAATATAAACGGAAAATGCAATACACTTCTTGCTGATGGTGATGGGGGAAATAGACAAAAGAAAGTATATCAAGATGGAAAGTGTCGTAAGTTCATGCCAATCGAATATGAACGTATGCAAACTTTACCCGATAACTACACAGAAGGAATTTCAGACTCAGCTAGATATTCAGCTATCGGTAATGGTTGGACAGTTGATGTGATTGCTCATATATTTGAAGGGTTAAAAACTAGTCAGAAAGAAAAAGTACTTGAGGAGGTCATATTGATATGAACTGCCCTATCTGCAAAGAGCAAATGGAAGTAGACCACTTAGAAGGCTTTGAAGATGAATATACTTGCACGAATCCCGATTGTGGGAAACCTGAAATAACAAACGGATACGATCCTGACGACCATTTACAGCACAGGCATGATAATGGTCAGTGGTGAAAGGAGAAGACAAATGAAGAGAATTAAAACTAAACAAATTTTCGCATATAAAAGAAATGCAACTGAATTAGTCGGAATAGATGAAGCTATTAACGAATTTTTAGAAGAAAATGAAATTTGTGAAGATAGGTTAATTGACATTAAGTTAGGATCAGTAGGATACTTTCAATTTCAAGATACTGGAGAAATTGAATCATCAGCACTGATAATTTATAGAGCTTAGTGAAAAGGAGAGGCAATGAGCAAAGCCGAAGAATTTGTAAATGGATTGTCAGTCGAGGAACGTGAAATCTTGCGTTCCTTAGTTGAAACAAATGGATTAAACAGTTTAATGGAAGAAATTAATCAGTTAAATCATTAAAATTTCATGTTATCTTGCATATTTCATGTGTTATATAGTATAATATAGGATATAACACTTTTACTTGAAAGGAGATTTAATAAACTATGAGCATCCCAAGACTTCATCCGATCGCAAAGACAGCTATTCAAATTCGAATGACAATCAAGCGATTAGAAGTATTTATCTCAACAGAGCAAAACGAAGAAGAACGTAAAGTCGCTCGTCAATTATTAACAAAATTCAACGATGCACAAAAAGTGATCCCTGAAGATTACATCGACGTTGATTTGAAAGAGAGAAACAACTAATGAAGTACGAAAAAGACGATCATCATATTTACATTAATGCACCATTACTTAATGCACACACCATGAAAAGTAGCTTAAATGCAACAAAAGTGAAAAAAGGATGGAGATTACCTAGAAACCTATGGGCATATAGAGAGTTATTCATGTTATTCCCTGCTCTTAAAGAAAATACACAGTTCATGTTCGATGCGAAGAAGGAAAGTTTACAGTATGCTGATACACTTGCGATTAAGCAGCGTGTCGATACGGATGGTCAAGAAGGATTAAGGCCATACCAAAAAGTAGATGTAGCTTTTCTTAAAAGCAGAACATGGGCTGGTGTATATAACGCTCCGAGAACGGGAAAAAGTCCAACGGTGATCTCACTACTTAATGAACTAAACCCACTTTACACCTTGCTTGTTGTACCAAGTTCACTTACTTACAACTGGAAAAATGAGATTGAAAAGTGGGGAGAATATCTAAAGCCATTCGTTTACAGCGGAACACCGAAGAAACGAAAGGAAACGTTTGATAAGTTCTTACAATCAGGCGGAGCATTAATCATCAGTAAAGATACATTCAAAAAGGAAGTCGAGTTGCTATCAGCCATTAACTACGACGTAGCGATTATTGATGAATCACATTTCCTTAGAAACTATAAAACAGCACAAAGTAAAGCGATTTATCAAATCAAAGCAAAAAGAAGATACGCTTTAACAGGTACACCGTCAACTAATCATGGGGTAGATATTTGGGGAATCCTACATTTCCTCTCACCAAAAGACTTTCCAAGCTACTGGTCATTTGCAGAACGTTACTTCATCGTAAACAATGGTCAGTGGGGAGGAAAAGAAATCGGAGCGGTTAAAACGCATCGTGAAAACGAACTAAAGGGAATCCTAGAACTCACAGGAGTCCAAAGAAAGCGTAAAGATGTGATGAACTGGCTACCAAAAACACAGTTTCAAACTTTACCGGTTCAAATGGAAGGAAAGCAGCTTAAACTATACGATCAAATGCTAAATGATTTTATTGCAGTAAGTGAAGACGGTCATGAAGTAGATACAATGAACGTGCTAACTCAGCTCATGCGTTTACGTCAGATTTGTTTAGAGCCTGAATTACTCGGATTTACAGGAGTTATAGGAGCTAAAACAAAGGCACTACTCGACTTTGCTGAAAATAATAACGATCCATTCATCGTCATGACGACTTTCTCTAGTTACTTTCCATACATACAGCCGAAACTAGAGAAATTAGGAAAGAGAGTGGCTATCATTGACGGAAAAGTATCGCAAAAGGAAAAATTCAAAGTAGCAGAGGAATTTCAAAAAGGTAAAATAGATATTCTACTTTGTAACATCATTTCCGCTGGTACGGGTTTTACATTAGATAAGGCGGATACAATTCTTTTCCTAGATAAAGACTTTAACCCGAGCAATAATGAGCAAGCGGGTGATCGCATTGTTCCAACAACAAAGGCACGAAACCACTCAGTGAATATCATCAGCTTAGTTTGTCAAAACAGTATCGACGAACGCATCAACGAACTACTAGACAGAAAGGAAGATTTAACAAAGTTAGTTAATAAAAAGGAGCTTGTCAGATGAAAGATTTTATTGGATCATCATTATTATTCGGAGCATACATTTTAGGGTTTGTCGCATTTATCGCAGGAAAAAATAACGCAATTATTGGAATCATTGCAGGACTTTGCTTACTAACTGGACTATTTCTTGTAAAAGATGAAGCCAGTTAAAAAATTTTAACGTGACATATTGCATATAACATACGTTATGTGGTAAACTATTAGTAGAAAACAAAGGAGGTACTTACATGCAAGATTATGTAGTTAGAGGAAGTGAATATTCGTCGTTTTTACGATGTCGTAAGCAATGGCAATATCAATGGCTTGATAACATGGAGTTAAAAAGACCTGACGGAAAGCTATTCTTAGGAACAGTCGTTCACAAGTTCTTAGAGTACTACCACACACTGAAAGACTTTACAATGGCTTTCAATAAACTGGAAATGTATTATAAAGCTCAGGACTTATCGGCAATGGAACAAATTGACATTGATGAACTTTGGAATAAAACAGTCGAACTTGTTACTTACTACCACGAAACATACGAAAGTGACCTAGTTAACTGGAACGTCCTAGCGACTGAAATCACGTTCCTAGTGAAAATGGAGCAAAACATCTACATGACAGGAACAATCGACTTAGTTTTAGAAGATGAATATGGTCAGCTTAAGTTCATGGATCACAAAACAGTCGCATCAATTCAAATGTACGAAGAAAAAGCTCAAATGGATAGACAAATATCACGCTACTGGTGGGCTTTACAGATGATTATCGACGGTATTGGTCGTATTAAATGCCCTGATACGGGTAACTGGATACGATGGAATAAGCTCGAAGGGAAAACAATCTCAGGGTTCATCTACAACCTAATCGGAAAAGAAGTCCCAAAAGAGCCTGAAATCCTTAAAAAAGGCGGATTAAGTAAAAATAAAGCACAGAAAACGACTTATAAGCTATATCTTAAGGCACTAAGGAAACATGGACTTAATGAGTTAGACTATGAGGATATGCTTCATCATCTATCAGATAAAGGAAACCCTTTCCAAAAACGAGTTGAAGTCACACGCTCAGTTGAGGAAATCGAAAGTGCTGCCTACGAGTTTTTCTACACAGCTTGCGATATGCACGATGTAAAGCTATTGATGGAAAATAGCCCGCAAGCAAAAGAACAGCTTACTTACAGAAACATCACGCATGACTGTATGCATATGTGCCAGTTTAAATCACTTTGCCAAGCTGCAATTAATGGTGATGACGTAGAATTTACAAAAAATATGCTCTTTAGACAAAGAGAAATGGAGGAAGTTTAATATGCCGATAGCGATTAAAAAACCAGCAAAAGTAGTAGAGGGGATTCATGGAATTTTATATGGAGATGAAAAAACAGGTAAAACAACATCACTTGATGATCCGAACATGAAAGTGTTACTTCTTGATTTAGAAGGTGGTTCAGCGGTACTCGCAGGTTCAGAAACAGTAGACGTAGTACCTATAGAGTCATGGGAAGACTTACAACAAGTCGGTGGATTACTAAAACGAAATAAATTCATTGATGAAGAAGGGAAGGAAATCGACTTTAATTATGACCTAGTTGCGATTGATTCGTTGACACGATTACAAGATTTATTAAAAGAATACATTGCATTAAAATACGCTCCGAACCGTAAACGTGAAATTCAAGGTAAATTTGGGGCACAGTCTGATTGGGGAGATTTTGCAAACTTACTACAAGGGATGGTTAAATTCTTCCACAACTTAACAAAGCAAGGTGAAAAATCAATTAATGTGATGTGGATTGCTCATAAAGACGTTGTAACTGACGATATTGATGGACGTGTAACTGGAACAAAGCTAATGATAGGGGGTAAAAGTAACTCACCCGTTATTATGAGTATCGTAGATGCAATTTTCTACATGGTTAAGCGTGAAACAGAGGAAGGGTTACAGTTTGGAATCCTAACATCTAAAAAAGGTGTTTATAACGCTGGTGTTCGCCAATCAAAACGACAAGAGCCACTTAACGAAATGATCGTAAGCCCAGTATGGTCAGATATTTTCAAAACGCTCGGTTATAAAGTAAACGGACTTTAATTATAAAAATTCAAAATATTATGATTGACCGATGTATAACATATGGTTTATGCTATATATCAGTTGGATAAACTTAACAATTAGGAGGATGGGAATTATGTCATTTTTAACAACAGATTACACAGAAGTAAAAGAAGGCGGAAACGGTGGAGATTTTCAGCCACTACCGATTGGAGATTATGAGGTATTAGTATCAAAGGTTGAAATGAAGAAAACGCAGAACAAAGTCGATATGATTAGTTTAGAGCTAACTGTTCGTGACGATGTGGCTCAGGAAGGCAAAAAACGTAAGTTCTTTGATAACTTACCAATCATGCCACAACTAATGTGGAAAATTCAAACGATTTCAAAACACGCAGGTTTCCCAGTAGGTCAAGAGTTTGCTACACCTGCGGACTTTGCAAAAGCACTTCAGTACAAATGTTTCTCAATCCGTAACAAGCACGAAGAATACAACGGAAAAACAAGTGACCGAGTTGCTTACTACAACGCTTCCAAACATCCTTTAGCAAGTGGTGGTTCATCTAGTGACCCATTTGCAAACAATGACCCGTTCGCTCAAACAGGGAAGACAATAGATATTCAGGAATCTGATCTACCTTTCTGATGTGGAAACCAGTCGTAGGTTACGAAGGAATTTATGAGGTAAGTAAAGATGGTCAAGTTAGGACAGTTGAAGGAAAAACAACTTTCACTGAACGTCATGGAAAACGAAAATGGAAGCAACGAGTACTAAAACAGAAAGTATCTAAAGACAAGACCTGTAGAGTTAACTTATGGAAAGATGGAAAAGACAGAACATGGCTAGTTCATAGAGTTGTGGCACTAGCTTTCATACCATTGATTGAAGGTAAAGATTATATAAACCATAAAGATGGAAGTAGATTAAACAACCATATAGATAATCTTGAATGGTGCGATCATACCGAAAACAATAACCATGCATTTACAACTGGTTTGATAACATCTAATCATCCGGTAACTTTAGTAAATACAGAAACTAAAGAAGAACTTAAATTTAGGAGTAAAGCTAAAGCAAGTAAATTTTTAGGTAAAACTGAAAATTTTGTATCCTCTTTACTGCTAAAGAATAAAACAACTTATCAAAGTTGGGAAATAAAGATATAAAATCGCTGGTAACTGAGATTAATTTCTCAGTTATCTAAGGTACTCTAGGAACGTTTTCGACTGGTATCGGGTAATCGTTGGTTCGATATGCCGACCGAAAAAACTACTGTAACTAGGATTTTCGTCTAGTATTAGAGTCCTTTAGATAGCTGAGAAGTGAAGAATCTCGGTTACTGAACGAGCCTACCTTAAAGGGGTTTTAACGACCTCCAATTGTTCTCCCCATAAGGTGGGTGCGTTGAGTAACCGAAGTAAGCTACTTGGTTATTGAATAAGGTACTCCAAAAACGGGCATGAACTCGATAGGGAATAAACTCACCCAGCTTCTCGTAAGAAGCACCCACGATGTTTCAATAAGTCCCTAGTATGACTGGACACTCAGCAAATGGAGTACTTTATTGAGTAACTGAGTAAAACAAGGGGAGGATCACCATGTTCTTTGAACAATTTTTTAGTAATCGGGGTGAAGATACAACTCCGAACGAACTAGGGGAAGTAAACGTACAGTGTCCTTTCCCTCATAGTGACGGACTTCCGTCAGATAAGCGTAACGCTTGGTATAACGATGAAAAACGAGTATTCCATTGCTTTGCTTGTGCTGCGGCTGAACGAAGCAAAGGAATGTCTGAGATCACGTTTATCGCAAAGCTATACAATACAACCTACGACCATGCGATTCAGCTTAGTAAACTTCACAGTTCAGCTCACCTAGATGGAGGACTAGAGAGTTCGACTGAAGGATTACTTAAAGTGCCCGAGTACATCGAGTTTTTAGCAAATAGGGGAATTACAATCGACACAATTAAAAAGTATCAGCTAGGGTACAACGGGGAAGGAATCACTTACCCGATCATCTTAAATGGTATCCATATCGAAAATAGAACTTACTATGTGAACCGAACTGGCGACGAACCAAAGATTAAAGGTGAAAAAGGGGGAAAAGCTCTTTTATTCCCTTACGATCACTGGGTAAACGACAACAGAACGACTCTACTATGTGCTGGCGAAAACGACACGCTCTTAGCTAGACAAAACGGGTTCAACGCTGTTACGTCGACTTTAGGTGAAGGGAGTATTCCAAAGCTAATCCTCAATAAATTTAAGGATCGTGAAGTAGTCATTTGTTACGACTGTGACGATGCAGGAAAACGCTCATCTAAACGCATGGCTTACTACCTAAGAGAAGCAGGAGCTATTGTTAGGGTCATGAATCTAGGTCTTAGTGGTGAAAAAGATGATAAAGACATAACAGACTTTTTTATAACGCAAAATAAATCAATTTCTGCGTTTACGGAGCTATTTAATACCGCTGGTATCTTTACTGAAGACGAATTCGTTGAACAAAAGAACAAAGAGTACCCTCTCATTAACTTATGGGAAGTAACTGACCCAAGCTATCACAACAAGTACATATCATCACGAGTTAGTATGATGGGGCAAAATGAAACAACATATGAACTAACAACAGAACTTGAGTGGAAATGCACAGATAAGGTAGAAGGCTGTAAGGTTTGCGAAACTTGTTATATGGCGAAGAAAAGTGGATCATGGTCACTTTCTTATGGCAACCTGCGGGATATGCTGAAACTAATTGAGGTAAAAGACGACGAAAAAGAGAAGAACATGCGTAAAGCCATCGGACTTCCACCACAGTGTCCTAGACCAAACATTAAACCACTTTCCATCAAAACGGTCACAAAAGCATTTTTAACACCCGATGTTGAAACAGAAAGTGAATTAAGTGGCTATCGTGAGATCACAGCAACTAGCTACATCATTCAGCATAAACTTGAAGCTGGGAATAAATACCGAGTTTTCTTTAAGCGTTACGCTCACCCAAAAGACCAAACGACAGTACTCGTTGTCGATAAAGTTGAGGAATCCGATAACGCAATTAACACGTTTAAAGTAACTCCTGAGTTTAAAGAACGCTTGAAAGAGTGGCAAGGTCATCCAAAAGAAGTGATGGAAAAACGGTATCGTGTACTAGCTCAGGGGTTAGTTGGAAAATATATTCCAAGAGATATTTACTTTGCAGCAGAGCTTGTTTACCATAGCGTTCTTGATTTAAAGTTCATGGGAAAAATGATTAAAGGTCATCCTGAAATTCTAATTGTCGGTGCTTCTCGTACTGGTAAATCAGAAATAGCGAAGAAGCTAAACAATTTCTATCAGCTTGGGAATATGACGGATGCTAAAACAATGACCATTTCAGGAGCTTTAGGCGGAGCGGACCAAACACTTGGAGGTTTCCGCATTAAATGGGGGATTATCCCACGAAATCATAGAGGGATGTTGATACTAGATGAAGTCAGTGGATTACCAAAAGAAGTCATTAAAGCACTCACACCTGTTCGAAGCGAACGAATTGCAAAAGTCGAGAAAATTATCAGCGGAACAGCTCCCGCAAAAACCCGTATGTTATGGATTGGGAATCCAGCAACCGATAAAAATGGAAACAGTAAAAGTGTTAGGGATTACGCACATGGAATCCAAGTCTGTACAGAACTCATCGGGGCACATGAGGACATCAACCGCTTCGATGCAATTGTACTCGTCGCAGACCCGCCTGAGTACATATCTCCGCTCAATGAAGACGGGAGTGTACCTGAGGAAGAACAGTTACCTGAGGAACTTAGAGAACTTATCAGATGGTGCTGGTCAAGAACAGAAGGACAAGTAAAGTTCGAGGATAAACTTGAAAGATATATCGAACATAAAAACAACGAAATGCACAAATTATTTAAGTCTGAAGTAAAGATATTAGACGTTGAAGGGGTACAAAAGATTGCGAAGATGGCAACGAGTGTTGCTGCTTGTTGTTTTTCGGCAACGGAAAGCGGAGAAGAAATTTATGTGAAGAAAGAGCATGTTGACTGGGTAGTTGGTTTCTTATATCACCTCTATGATAACGATTACTTTCGATTAAGAGAATACTCATACAAACAACGTCAAGCATCTGAAACAGACCCATCAAATAATGTATATGTTGCAGGTCTTATGAGAAATTACCCAATGTTAATCGGAACACTTCAAGAAAGTATCGAAGATATGAGTAACTATGATCTTCAGATTATTTCAGGAGTACCGAAAGACGATTTTTCGAGTGTGATTAGCGGTCTTGTTCGAAGTAACAATGCAAAAATAACGAAAAAAGGCATAACCCCTACACCGAGGTTACGCCAAGCGATTAAAGAGAATCGCAAGAATTATCAAAATCAGACGCTCACCCCATTACATGAACAGGGAGGGTTTTACTAATGAGTAGTATTGAAATCGCTGGTAACTTGTACACTATAAAGTATATCCACGACGGAGAAGAAATATTCCAAGAATTACAAAATAAAAAACCAACTTTTTTCACATATGATGTGGAAACAACAGGACTTCATGTAAAAGCAGATCGCCCCTTTATGGGGGGCATCTGCTTTGATAGAGAGGTTTACTTATTTGACACGACATATGACATATTGCGTTGGTTTCCAAAATGGCAAAGCTGCGTAAAATTCGTTTTAAACCATAATATCTGCTTCGACTTAAACATGACAGCAAATATCATCGGTGAGGACTTTATGCGATTTGGTAACTACATGGACTCAATGTTATTGGTTAGATTATCAACGGAAACAAAAAGTGCAAGACGGGGTGGTATTAGCTTAAAACTGAAGAGTTTAGGTGCAAAATTTATCGACCCTCACGCAAACAGATATGAACTTTCTCTAAAACAAGAGCTGAAAGTCCTAAATAAAGAACGAAATAAAATGAAAAAAGTGTACTTAAAAGAAGTTGGTCTTACAGTTAAAGCCTTTAACGAAATAAAGGAAGAGGATTACGATAGCGAACTAATTGAAGTACTTGAACAATGGAACGAAGATTACCCATCAGCAAGCTACGATCAGGTATCCCTTGAAGTTCTTCATCCCTACCTTGCAGTTGACGTAATCTTACCACAGCTCTTAGCTGAGAAATGTTTTCCGATTATTAAAGAGCGAAAGCACAGCAAGGTGTTAATTGAAGAAAGCAAGCTAATCCCAATTGTTGTCCGTATGGCGAGAGTTGGAATGAAAGTGGATAAAGAATACTTACTAAAAAGCAAGAAAGTTCTTACTGACGAGATAGATCGACTATACAAAGAGCTATGGTCAATTATGGGTGATGAGATTAAAGTTGGTCAGCATAAGAGGATTAAAGAGTATTACTTAATAAAAGGAATCACTTTAGCTAAAAGCGACTCAGACCATTTATCACAAGTAGGTGATCGTGAGAGTCAGCTAATTATCAAACTACGAACGCTTGATAAATGGCGAAGCACCTACATTGATAAAATCTTGCGTGATAGCAAACATGACGGGCGATTTTACAGTATGCTTCAGGCATTTTCGACTGCTTCAGGTCGTTTTTCGGGTGATAGTCAGCAGTTCCCTAAGTTCCCGCTGATGAGAGAAGATAATGAGGAAGAAGAATTATATAACCCAAGACGAGCGTTTTTAGGCGAATGGGTATTTGCTGATTTTTCACAGCAGGAGCTTAGAGTAGCTTGTCATTATGCACTCCAACTAGGTGTAGAGGACTTTAATCTTTTTAGAGCATACATGCCTTATAAGTGTTTTCATTATATGACGGGTGAACCTTATGTAAAAGAAACATCTGATTGGCATGAAATAAGACCTGAGTTTACGATTGAGCAGTTAGATAAACAAATGAAAGAAGCTGGCGACAAAGACCCGCGAAATGAAAATGCAGCAAGAAAGTATGGGTGGTCAGTTTGGTGTACTGAAGCTGGTGAAGTATGGCGACCTACCGACCTTCATAGTTCGACAGCAAAGAAAACACTTGAACTATTAGGATTAGATATAAAAGAAGGCGACAAAGAGTGGAAAAAATGGCGAGGTATGGCAAAAACAACGAACTTCGGAAAATTATATGGAGCGATGCCAAAAGCCCTTGTGGAACAACTTAAAGTTGAATACGAGATAGCTCAGGCATTATCCGATGGTTATTACGAAGCGTTCCCAAGTCTTAAAGTATATGCTGATAAAATTGATGTTGCAATGAGAGCGAAAGGGTATGTGTCGAACTTATATGGACGATGTTACTACATGAATGACAGTAGAGATTTCTATATAGCTGGTAACTCAATCATTCAAGGATCATGTGCAAGTGATGTAAAGTCAAAGATGGTCAGAATAGATGAATACTTATATGAAGTAAAAGCAAAAACAGAAATGGTCTTAACGATCCATGATGAGATTGTTTTTACGAAGGTTGAAGGGGAAGAACATATTATTGACCATGTTGTGAAAAACATTATGGAAGATAGCAATAACTTACTTGTACCACTCGTTTCTGAAGTTGAAACAACCATAACGTCGTGGGCAGAAAAATGCTGAACATAAGGTAAATAAAATGCACTAAGAAAGGATGATAAGTTTGGAAACAAAAATTGAATTAGGTACAAAAGTTGAAGATTGGCACAATGATAGAAAAGTTGGTACTTACATTGTATCCATTATCCCTTCTTTTGATAGAACTAACGAGTCAAGATATGCATTAGTAAACATCAATGGTAGAGGATTGGGGAATGGATATTTTAATACTTTAGGTGAGTTAGAAGAAGTTGTTTTAAATGATAGTTCATTTAAAGTTATTGATTAATTTGTGGCACATTACGGTCATACCAGTAGGTAAATGAAGTGCAGTAAGAAAGGGGAATAAATATGAAAGTTATTTTTTATGAAAACATGACAGATGATAATGGGTTAGTTATCTTTCAAGCAGATATACCGTATTTAGTTGAAAATGAAATTGTTGAAAATGAAGATGGGGTAAAAGTAAAAATTGATGAAATTTGGGTAGACCACCATTTTGAAGATTAGTACACATTACGGTCATTAAACGACAATAGGAGGAATTTAAAATGGGAGAAACTTATGTTCAATTAACAATCTTTGATTTTATAGAGGAAGGGGAGGAAGGAAATGTTAACACTTCAGCAACAGGAGCTAGTGGAGAACAACTTAAAACTAGCCTACCACAGGTCACACAAATGGCATAAAAAACTAAAAGGAACACTCTATGAACTTGAGCTAGAGGAATGTATCAGTATTTCAATTGAAGCTATGTGCAGGTCAGCAAGAAGGTGGGATGAAAACGGAGAAGGTAGTTTCGTTAATTATACGATCCATGCGATTGATAATAAATTCACCGATTTACTGAAAAAGAAGAACCGAATCAAAAGGAGAAGTGGGGTTGTTGCTTCACTTGATGAACCATTCTCAGCTACTAAACAAAATGATATGGAGATAACACTACATGATATAGTAAGCAAGTCTCTTAGCGAAGACATAATCTTATGGAACGCACAAATTCAGCAAGTTTTTCAGCATTTAAACGCAGTTGAAATCGACATTTTAACAAAATACTACTTATATAACGAAACACAAGAAGAAATTGCAGCAAGTATCGGTACGTCGTACCAAGCAGTACAGCAAAAAATAGCTAGAACAATCAAAAAATGTCAGAAAATTCTTGTCATAAATGAGTAAATATGGTAATATTAAACTATTCCGTAAGATTTTGCTTTAACAATAATAGGAAAGGAGTTGACTAATCACCTTCAAATTTCCTAATTATTCGTTTGACAAATTCTGAATCTGATATACTTATGTGGTTATACCCTCTGTCTGATCCGCAGAGGGTACTTTTTTTTGTTGACCGAGTTTTCAGAATAGTGTAAACTAATGATAAGCCTGATACATTGACTTGAAGCCTACTGCGGAAACAGTAGACTTCTTTTTTTTTATGTGTACACTTCTTTCGGAACGTTCATTCGTTCAATGGTAAATCCGCTTGGAATCGTTAATTTATCATACCGATTATCTGATATAAGTAGGAAAGTCTTTGCATCGTGGAGCTGTGCTTTGAAGGTTTTCACAAAGGAGTCAATTTTCTTTTGCATTTTAGCGTGGCTAATCGGAGTTAACTGAATTTCAACGCAGTAAGGGACGTTGTTTCCGTCCCTCATGTATACGTCAGGTCTGTATTCCCCTATCACTGGTTCAGGTACAAAGTGGTCAGGACACCCGTAGGTAATATAAAAATCAACAATCTTCAGGTAATGCGTGATTTTAACCGTTCTTGGGTGGATAATACTTGGGTTTGGCATATAAATATAGGGTTTATCACGCTCACGAATGATTTGATTAATCGCTCCCGTAATACTCATTCGCTTCAGTACTCTATTTACAACGTTAATTGGATTACTATTTTCACTGCAAGTCAGGTAAGCTAACTGATTTCTTGAGCAAACCTTGAACTCTTTCAGATAATGCTGAATCACTCTGTCCCTTTTCATCATCTAGCACAAGTCCCTTCGTTTTGTCTTCAAATGGAGCTAATAACTGCTCTGCAACACTATCGTCCATAAATGGTATCTGTACCATAAAAGTATCTCCGTCAAGTAATAATCCACGACCTGCGATTCCTCCAAGTTTCTCAGCTCCTTCACGATCTAAGATAATCTTACTATTTGCAGTATCACCAGTTGTAAACGCTAATCTTGTTAAAATATTTGCTTTCAGTCTTGGCTTCATGACTGTACTGGCATCAGGTCTTTGACTTGCAAGAATCAAGTGAACATTTACATATCCCGCTGTTTCTGCGATTTCTTCGAGCATTTTCATCAGTTCTTTGTTTTCAGCAAGCCTTGCGACTTCATCAATACAGACAAAAATCGGAGAAAATTCGTGGTAGTGGTTCAGAGCGTGGTTTTTGACACCTTTCGCATCTGCGACTTTCCGTAAGTCAGGGTGATGTAATAAGAGTTTCGAGCGACGTTTGTATTCAGCTATCACACTTTCAAGCATTTCCATTGCTTGTTCTTCGTCCATTGAGAGTGTAACGTTAGGTAAGCGAAAGAACGGGTAAAAATCTTTAATTTTCGCACTAGAGATATGGAGCTTCATACTTCCTTTTGTTTGAACGTAGAGGGAAGTTAGTGTATAAAGAAGAAACTTCGTTTTCCCCATACGTGTTGCTCCCCCGTTAAGTAGATGACAACTAGCCCCGTCTTCAAAATCTAAGGTCATTTCCCCGTATGCGGTTGGTAAATAGATTTTAAGCGTTCCATCATGGAGCATATCTTCTTTAAAGATAACGTGCGATAAGTCGTTGATTCCAAACAAGATCGTCGTCCATCGACCTTTCTTTTCTTCAATTTTAGCATCTAACGCTCCGAGGTCATCAACGAGCTTAGGTAGTATCTTCAGTAAATCATCATTTGTTTTCTTCGAGCTAAGACCAATCGTTACAGATAGATATGTCTTAGTTTTTATAATCGTCCCGACCTGACAACCAAAGAACCCTTTTTCCTGAAGCACATTGTAGATAATCTCCGTTTCACCTGATAACTTTGTTTCATCGTGTCGAATCTTTCGGTACAGACCGTAAGCTAAGGCAGCAGCTGTAAGATACATTCGCCCACCACCCTTATCGAATGAAGAAAGATATTATCTATTCCACCTAAAGCTGTACCGAGGAAACTAACCCCGAGCATGGTATGACACGTTACTTCAAGTAAACCAATCAATGTAAGACCCCAAAAAGTCCACCCGATTATTTTCCCTTTTGAAATCGGTATTTTCGCTGTTTCGCCTACTGTAATCGGCTTTCCGTTCACTTTCACAACCATAGTAATAACCCTCCTTTGTAAACTATATGCGTGAATACAGAAAAAGATTATACTTTTCTGAATATTTTTGTATACAGTGTCATATGTTATATGCTATACTCTTTTCAAGCAGTACATAATGGGAGAATTTAGGAGGTTGGGAGATGAAAAAGATTAAGTTATCTAACGCTGATGATTATACGTTAGTTGACGACGAAGATTACCCGATATTAAGTAGGTACACATGGAGAAAAGACCCTAAAGGGTACGCTGTAACTGGATTTATGGGTACGACAATTAGGTTACACAGATTTATCTTAAACCCACCTAAAGACGTACAGATAGACCACGTTAATTGTGAAAAACTGGATAATAGGAAATCCAATTTAAGGAAAGCGACCAATACTGAGAACCAAAGAAATGTTAAAAAGAAAACAAGTGTAAACGGTAGGAAAATGTCTAGCAAGTATAAAGGGGTAAACCTTAGAAAATGCACAGGTAAATTTATAGCTAGAATTTCTGTAAATGGTGAGAGGTTATTTTTAGGTAATTTTCTAACTGAGGAAGAAGCAGCACACGCTTATAATGAAGCTGCATATATCCACTTCGGAGAGTTTGCTAGGCTGAATAAAGTAATTTAGGGGGTTGTTTTATGAAGATTTTGTGTTTTGACCCAAGTGGTTCATTTGGTCGAGAAGGTTCAGGCACATCAGGATACGCTGTATTCTTTGAAAAAGAACTAAACGATTTTGGAGAAATCAAAGCAAGTGACTACAAAGAGCAGCTAGATTATTTTCACGCACATAAAGAACTAATACTGAAACTAAAGCCTGAGAGAATTGTTTGTGAGTCCTACAGACTTCATGGAGGGAAAGCAAAAGCACAAAGCGGAAGTAGTTTAGATACGCCAAGACTAATTGGTTATCTTCAGATGGTCGCATATGAGCTGAAAATTGAATTTATCTTACAAGACCCTAGCATAAAAACTAGAGTCGCTGATCCTATCCTAACAAGACTCGGAGTGTTTACGAAAAAAGGAACAAAACACTATTGTATGGGACGTTCGACTTCCTTACACGTAAGGGACGCAATACGTCATGGGTTGTTTTATTTACGTTATAAATATAAGGAGGAAGTGAAATAATGCCTGAAGTAGACTGGCTAATTGCAATTATTGGTATTGAAGCGATTTTCATTGCCTTTTTAGTAACAAGTAGACTTGAATACAAAAACGAAGCTGAGTATTGGAAGGATACTTATTTCAAATCAAGGAGAGATAAGAAATGAAAATAGTTGAACAACAAGCAATATTTAGATGGGCAACTCCTAATATTGGAGAGCAGATTGAAAAATCACTTCGTAAATGCTACCAGTCAGAAGATAAAATTAAAGAAGGATCAGCGGAACGAATCTATAACCAAGTAGTGAAGCAGTCAGGTCATCAATCTGTCGCAGAACATGGAGTAATTTCCCTTGATTTAGTAACTGATAGAGCAACAATGGCTCAACTAACAAGACATCGTTTGTTCAGCTTTAGTATATCTTCTCAGCGTTACATTAACTTATCGAAGGAAAAGTTTGGCGGAGAGATTGAGGTTATTAAACCTTATGATATTTCAACTGGTTCAGAAGCATGGAAAGTTTGGAAAAATACTATGCAGATTGTTGAAGGGGCTTATTTCAGCTTAATTGAGACAGGCTGTAAACCTGAAGTAGCTCGTTCCGTCTTACCAAACTCAGCAGTTGCAAGAATAAGTATTACTGGTAATGTACGAGTTTGGCGAAATTTCTTTCAGCTTAGGTCGGACACTCATGCTCAAAAAGATATTCAGTACCTATCTCACTTAATCTATCAATCTATGATGGAAAATGGTATTCCTGAGTATTTATTTTCAGACATTATGAAATAAAGGAGCTGTAAACATGGAAGAAAATGAGCAAGTAATGATTAGTAAAGAAGAAATGAGCGAATACATTTATAATGAACTAATTGAGGAAGGTTTAGCTCCAACTGAGGAAGAAACCAAAATACTTGCTAGAATCTTCTTTGATTTCCTATATGATAAAGGTGCATTTTCATATGTGGAGGATGAGGACTGATGGGACTTCCAAAATCGGCTGAATTATTCTTTGGGATTAAACTAACGAAAGAACAAAAGGTATTTGTGGATGCTATTTTTACTAAAAATGTTGTGTTTATTAATAGTCGTGCTGGCTGTGGTAAAACCTCCATAACAGTCGGGTGTGCAAAAATCATGGGAAAACCCCTTCATTACATCTTCCCGACAGTGGAAGAAGGAGCGTTAGGCTACTCGAAGGGGTCAATTCAGGAAAAAGAATCAAAGTATATCACTCCGCTTATAGATGCCTTAGAAGCAATTGGAGATAATCCTTCAAAAGCGATCTATAACGAAGACGATATGCAGCAATTGAAACAAGGTACAGCTTGGGTAAAAGCGTACTCACATAATTATATGCGTGGAAGTAACTTAAAAGACTGCTTTGTTTTTATTGACGAAGCACAAAATTTAACGAAAAAAGAGCTAAAGCGTATTTTGACACGAATACATGATAGCTGTACAGTTGTCGTAGCTGGTGATATAAACCAAGTTGATATAAAAGAAAGAGAAAGTGGCTTCATCCCTTACCTAAAACACTTTGAGGATACAGACTTTACAGCGGTTTGTGAACTGACTGTTAATTTTAGAGGGAAAGTAAGTTCACATGCGGAGGTACTTGTATGAGTTTTGCACCACTAGATATTAAACCACAATGCCATGTATGTAACTATGAGTTTAGTGGTGATGATTTAATAACCCGAATAGACTTTAAAATTTACTGTCAGACTTGCAGACCTGATAAACCTAAAAGTGGGACTGACCCATTATACAAACCATCTGATCCACTCAACCCATCTCATTACCATCATGGAGGGTTAGATGTTTTCACGATTATGGACAAGAATATGCCCCATATGCTTGAAGGGTTTTACTTTGGAAACGTCCTGAAGTACATTATGAGGTATGAACATAAAAACGGGGTAGAAGACCTCCGTAAAGCAAGACGTTACTTAGATGAATTAATAGCAATCAAAACGAAAGACCTAGATTAATTTCTAGGTCTTTTCATTTACACTACTGATTTATAGGGTGAGTAATTACCTCAATCACTCTTAACTAGCTTGTCCTTATTTACTACGAAGTATGTTAAGAAGTTTTGTGTTATCCTCAGACGATCCGCTGTAATAATTCATTCCATTTGCTTTAGCTAATTTCTGACGACTAACAAAGTCAGTCGGTTTGTTAATCGAAGCTAGGTAGTCCACTAAACTAACTCCTGTGTAAGCAGGTTTAGGCGGTGCTGTTACGAATAACTGACGTTCTGCTTCACGTCGTCTTGTTAAGCCCGCTAAGACCACTCCACCCGCTTTATTCCACTTCGCAAACTCGAGTGCAGCACTCGTAAAGTCACGCTTGTTCACAAATTTTAAAAGGTCAGACGATCCTAAATTACCTAATCCGCAATTATAGGCGAATGAGACTAACGCATCAAATTGGTACTGGTTAACCGTCGTTTTTAATAAGTTATTCACTCCGTCAACGAACTTTTGAAGGTCATTTTTCAGCATATCTTCAGCTTGCTGAATTGTGATAACCTGACCAGCTCTTACATCAGCCCCGTAATGCCCATATCCAATCGTGTTGTACTTTTCTTTCCCAGTCGCATTGTAGGCTTTTAACTGAAGACCTTCGAACGATTTAATTAAGTCAATACCTTTTTGGTCAATGTTCATTTTGCATCCTCCTTTTTCGATCTCATAAATTCACGTAGTTCTTTGTGCATTTGTTTCAACTCTTTCATTTCTGCAAGTAAGGTTTTATGGTCTTGAACTGCTCTTTTTTCTGCTGCTCTACCGAGTACCACTTGCCCCACCATCAGTAGTGGTAAGCTCCAAAGCTGAACCGTATTACTCCAGTATAAGAAAGTATCCATATACTTAGGAAACAGTATTGGCAGGAAACCATATAAGAATAACGCATAGGTTGTCCACATACTCCCGAAAAGTAACGTCCCTTTAACAGCTACTTTCTCATTAAAGGTTTTCACTTTGTTTTTTCTCACTTTCCTTTTGATGATTAGTGTAAATACCCCAAATTGTGATGATCGTTGACCCAATCACAGAACCATACGTTGCGATTAGATCCTGTGTATCATTTTTAATCGTGTGACCTGTTACTGCTGCAATCGCTAAACAAATAACTGAAATCACTGGCAAAATAGCTGTTTTACTGATTTTCATTCCCTATTCCCCCTTGTCGTCTGTTAAAATTTGTTTTATTTCATTCACATCTCTTGAGAGTGAAGTGAACGCTTTTGATTGTTCTTCGATGACTTTTTGATTTTTTGTAATGACTTTTTGATACTCAAGCTCACGTTTTTCGTTTATTGCCTGAGTTTTCCACAACAACCAAACAAAAAGTGCTGCAAAAAATCCTTGTTTAATCACCCCATCAATAATTGCCATTTCCATGAAAATTTCCCCCTAGTTTCCATTTGTTTTTGCTTGAGATAGTGAAACAAAATAGCTCTGTACTGCTTGTCTGATTTTATCTAGGGTGCTTGTGTCTTTGTTGCTGTTATTCATAAATGGCTTCGCAAAGCTACCAAATGCTCCGATTTGACCAAGTGCATAAGGAAGTAAATCGTTTCCTTGTACGGTTTTATTTTTAAAGTCAATCGGATTACCTGTGAAGTAATTATGGTTGCTCGAAAGTTCCAGTGGTGCTTTGATGAATGGCGATGATGACGAAATTAAACTAGATACAGGACGACCAAGTTGCTCAAGGTCATTGCTTGGGAACGGAATATTCATGTACTGGTTAGTAAATGGAATATGAAGACCGCCCTGTTTCTGATAGTCAGCTCCGTCCGCATTTTCGTTAAATGCTGATTTTAAACGCTGAGTGTTCTCTATATATTTCGGATTTTCCATCACCATTTTAAGCTGTAATGGAATATTTCTTTTCATCCAGTTCCAAAACGGTACAACAGCCCTCATATGACGGTCAGCGTTCGTGTTTTCTGTGTAGTTGAAAAGGTACGTTCTGACCTGTTCTGCTGCTTTTTTCACATTACCATTGTTCTTTTCAAGACCGTTTATAAAGTTCGCTAGACGGTAAGGATCGTCAATCCCTTCCCCTTTATGTCTTGCAAATTTACCAACCTTAGAATCTAGTAACTTACTATTTAGTCCTTCAAGTTTATCAGCGGTTTTATTAAGGATGCTGTTAGGATGCTCGCCAACTTTTGAAGAAAAGTGTGTCGTGTCAGCCATGTACCCTCCATTAATGACATTATGCTTAAAAGCTGCATCCATAATCATTTGCTCTGAATGGGTGAGTTCTGCTCCGCTTTTCCACTTTTTCATCAAGCTGAACGCTTTCCCGTAGTCCTTCATCCTTACACCAGCAGCAAAGTTGATCGCTACGTTACCAATGACGTTATTTAGGTAATGACTTGGCTTAAAGACGGTTACAGATGTACGGAATAAGCTAGTCACACCGTTCATCACACGCATAAAGCTATTCATCCCTTTACCTGTGAATAGTTCATCGACACGTTTCATCCCGTCAAGTACCTCAGGTTGCATATAGTGCTGACCTTTACCAAGACCTAAGCGGTTCGCTTCTTGTGGTGAGAGTAATTTAAGTCCGACCGGTACATCTTTTGGATTACTTTTTAGCATACCGAACTTCTTAAATTCACCGTTCATCATTTTCATGCTACGTGAACGAATACTTTCACGAACACGCTTCATAATAACCTGTGACGTGTCGAGATTGTACATTTTCCCTAGTTTATCAAGAGCATCTTGAAGGTGTGCTGTTCGATCAGCGGATAATCCATCTGTTGCAAGTTCTTTATGAATACCATTAATCACATTGTCACGATCTGCAATTGTTTTAAATCCAGTACGCTCTTGATTGAATGCATTTTTAGCACTTTTCCCAAGTAACGCTGAACTGTCAGGATGGCTAAGTGTTGCCTGAATACTTTTCATTTCCTCATCGCTAAAGTTCTTAACGTGTGGGAAGTAGTTTTGCATGACTTTGTCAAGAAGACCTGACCCTCTCTCTTCTTTCGACAACTTACTAAATAACCCCTTCATTGCACCTGCATACTGATTAACTTTGTCCATATTTAGACCATCAGTTGTGTGACCGTTAGGGGCTTTTCCTTCTAACTTATAGATAGCTGCCATTTCTTCTTCAGGTTTTAACCCCTTTTTCATCGCATCAAGTGAACTAAGGTCTTTACGATACTTCGCCATTTCGCCAAATGTCTGATTCATCGCATCTGCATGATGGTTAGCCATGCTATTAACAAAGTCATTAGCTGAGCGAAACGTTCTTGGGTCGAACGGGTTCTTTGTTGCTAGGGCTTTTTCAAGATTTGTTGTTGGCATCTCAAGTGCGTGATACCCGTTACCAATCACTTTATCAATTTCATTAGTTTTTCCGATGGTGTTGACACCATCAAAGTTTTTCATAAAGTCAGCTAGGTCGGAAGCGGGTAATGGACGGATAGCATTTTGACCTCTGTTAAATCCCTGAAGCTGATTGTGAAGATCATCAACCATGCTTCTTGTCATATTAGCTGGATTGTTTACTCCATAACGTTCCGTTAAAATTTTCATTTGGTCAGCAGGATCATACACTTTATTCTGCATGAACATCTCAGGAACTACGTGAGAGAAGTCTTGTCCAAGAGTAGCTTCACTTCTGAAAAGTGGATTTTTAGCCCCGTATTCTCCAGCTTTTAGGAAATTTTGCTTGCCACCAATCATGTTAACAAGGTTATCCCCACTTTTTGTAAATGGTAAGTTAGGTACATGAAGACCCCAGCTGTTAATATTTGCATTATGAGCTGTGTTGAACGCACTATCAATGGCATCTGCATTTTTAATGTACTTATCATCAATCACTTTCGCAAGGTTCGGGTATTTCGCTAAGTCTTGTTGACGAACAGTATCAAGTAAGATGTGGGGGTCTTTTACCATATCTTTTGTCACTTGTAGTCCGTTTTTACCTGCAATCTCCGTCATTTTTGCGATTTTTGACGCTTCTCCTGCTTTACTTGCAGCAGATAATCCGCCTGTTAGGTAAGTAAGCGGGTCAAGAGCAATATCAAGACCAAGACCCCCTAAAGTCTTGCTCCACTTGTTATTGACACCGACCTCGTCTTTCATAATGTCAGACCCACGTTTCCATCCAGTGTCCATCCCGTTCAGGAAACCGACTCCGGGAATATCTCCCCATGTAAACTTACCATCTGTCCAGTCATCCCACTGGTGCTTTGCTCCGTTTGCGATACCTCGTCCGATGGTGGTGATGGGGTTAAAGTCTTGAAGCACATTCCAAGCACCGTCTAAAGAAGGGTTTTTAAAAAGACTTTTTATATCATCTACACCATGATAAACGTGATCTGTGACCGCTCCGCCAATCTGACCAATTGTGCCTGAGAGCATATCCCAAATACTAAACCCACCATCATTCGCTTTTGGAGCTGTCGCATTTGCAATATCTTTTGCAGATAACATACCTGCATTGTTGACCATTTTACCCGCGGTGTTCCCAACTGAGGTCAACTTAGAACCAAGACTTCCCCCATTAGGGATAACAGGTATCGACGGATTAACCTTTATATTATTAATTTGATTAATTAAATTCTGAACATCAGGTGAGATTGTTCCGCTCATTTTGTCACCTCCATTTATTCTAATTTATGGGATAAAAATAACTCGAACCTAATACCACTTGTGAGCATCCCAGTATTGTAAGGCTTTTTCTACCGAACCATAGCGTGAAACTGCATATTTATACGTTAAAACGATTTGGTCAGCGGGGTTATTATAGTTTAAGTTTGGGTACTGCTTCGCATAGTTACGAACTGTACCGTTTAAGAACTGACCATACCCGTGAGCTGTACTCGTTGGGTTTTTTGAGTTCGGATTAAGTCCGCTTTCACGAGCAATTAGCTCAGTTAAATTTCGTGTTTCATTAGCTGGCACACCTTTATTAATCGCTTGTGACATATGCTGATTAAATGTTCTCATACTAGACGTATTATTGAACTGAGGTGATTTCCAGTAATTATTGTATGTCCCTGTCCCTCCTCCACTCGTATTTGTCGTTACTTTCCCGTCGTTGCACTATTTAACTTTGCAGAAATTTGAGCTGTTAATTTACTGTACTGAGTCATTAAACTTTTCTTTTGCGAATCTGTAACACCTTTTGCACTAACTTGTTTCATAATATCGTCACGTTGTTTTGTTAATTCTTTAACTTGACGAGTTACATCGGCATTATTTAAAGAAGCTAGAGTTTTATTAACTGAGTCATCGTATTTATTCTGAGCTAGTTTCAATTGACCTGACTTAATATCTAAGTTTTTCGCTGAAATTTCAAGCTGTTTTTGTTTTACAGCAAGATCACCGAGCATTTTTGAATAGTTTGTGTTGGCATTTTTCGCACTTGTATTCGCATTTTGCTGTTTAATTGCGTTATTTATCATATCATTTTGCGATTTTTGGTCTAGTTTCAAGTAATCTAGGGTCTTAATCGGATTCCCTTTTTTATCTGTGACCATTTTACCGTTAGAGTACAAATAGCCAGTTGAAGAAGTTAACTGCTTGTCCCGCTCATCTTGAATTTTCATCAGTGATGTATTCGCATTAACCTGAGCAGTTATTTTTGCTGTATCTGCTTTTTGCCCATCAAGTGTGCGTAATGGGTTTCCTTTTGAATCCTTCATGACCTGACCTGTTTGCGGATCATAAACAAACCCTGTTTGACTTGACATTGCATTTGCATAATCGGAAATTTGTTTTGCTTTTGCTGCATCAATTTGAGCTTGCTGTGCATCCTGAGCTTGTTTTTGAGCTGCAAACCCACCACTTGCTTTAAAGTCAGACAGTTGTTTTGCTGCCATCGCATCAGGATTCATTTGTAATAACTGCTGGTTCGCATCGTTAATCATACCCGCATACCTAGACGACATATCTGCCATGTTCTGATTGTACTGGTTCGTAGCATTTGCACTATTTTGGTTAAACACATTTTGAATATTGTTCTTTTCATTAGCTGCTTGGTCGTATGAGCTTTGCAAGTTACGATTTCCGCTCATCGCAAGTCTATTTCTTGCTTCATCACCAATACCACTTGTATTCATTCCCCTGTTTGCGAGTGATTGCTCGTTATTTAAAGCATCTAGGTAATTCTGACCAAGTACGTTATTTAATGTTGTATTTAAGTTTTTATCAGCTAGGTTCATCGAATCATTTCGCCCACTTGTTAAAGAAGACATGTACTGATTGAACGCATCCTGAGCCTGTTGTTGCTGCTGTTGTTGCTGGCTTTGTAATCCGCCTATATAATCTTTCATTCCGTTAATCATCGGATCATACTGCTGATGCCACGCATCTTGAAACTGTTTCAGTAAATCTCCATATCTTGCGTCTTCCGTCTTATAATCCATCCCGTTCGATACTCCGCTGATAGGAGCTGAGTTTGCTAAATTTCCAAGCGAAGTTCCCTTTAAGACACCTTGAGCTTGTTTATTTCCACTTAACGCACTAATCGCTGTCTGAACAGGGTTCGTTGGAACAACTGGCTTTGTAACTGTGGGTGTTGTTGGTTTCGGTGCGACTGGTGCTGGAGATTTTACAATACCTGCCGATGGAGCTGGTACAATTCCGCCTACGATTCCCATACTACAAAAAACCTCCTTTACAGAATTTTCGTATTATTGTATTACGTTTATTATAGCATACACAAATAAAAAAGAGGAAGAAAAATCTTCCTCTTTCTCATCATACTTGGACGATTAAATCTTGTTTCCCGTCACCGACTAAAATCTTGTCAATATCGGATTTGAACTGTGGGTACTTAGATACTACCGCTAAGTAGCTTAATCTACCCGCTTCAATTTCTGTTGCGAAATATGCTGCCATACTACATTCCTCCCATTAATAAGAAATTTATAGCTACTCGAGATTGATCGAGTAATTCCTTTAAGTCAGTGATTTGGTCAACGAATGGTTTCTCAGGTGTTGTATCCCCGTTATCTGTCGGATGCATAAACCTAAGTTCTTTCGTCACTAAATCGACTTTTACATTTAGACCACATACTGCAAAATCCTGATCGTACTGGTCATTATAGAGTTCAAGTAGCCCAATCGTATTAACCGCCCGATTGTTTAAATCTTTAATAGATTGATAATCCTCATCAAACGTTGTCTTGATAAAATCCGCATTTGGCTTCGCTTCCATGCGAATCACACTACCCGTTTGATTGTCATAATATATCTTTCGATAATAAGCCATCTAAATCCTCCTTTTTCTTCAAAAAAGTTTAAAAATTTTTAATTTATCCAATGATTAGACAGGTGTATGTTGCGTTTGGTGATGCGACAGGTATTGTGAACGAACCATTTACAACGGATGCAGGAGCTACATCACCTTTAATGTGGTAAGTACCAGCTGAACTATTGTAACCGGTGTTAAAATTTATCGACAATTTTACTGGTTTAGGGTATAAATCTCCACCTAGCTCACTATAAGTAGATGTATCAACAATTCCCCCTGAATTACGGAACGCATAAATAAATGTCGGTTTAAATGGTAAACCTGTCACTGTAAGAAGGGCGACACTGGTTGAACCTGAACCAATATATGGGAAATAACTAGTTGTACTCGAACTCGTCACCGTCACAATCTGAGTCCTAGCTCCGATCCCTTTTGCGATTACTTTATCAATCAAGTCCTTATTGCTCACCATACTCGTACTAGTCGTTTCAGCAAGTAGTGGTGTATCCGTCCAGTCCCCACTAAATTTAACAGACGGGGTTACGTTGTCTTGCCAAATAACTAAAGGTGAATTGAATGTACGGACGTTGTCGCAAACAGATGGGTACAAAATATTAGCTGTTGTATTCGTTGTTACATCTGTATAAGCACTCCATGCAGACCCATTATAATTAATGGTACGGATACGATAAAATCCGTTACTGCTTCCACTCGTCCCGTACCAGTAAACATAAAGACCACCGTACTGGTTACATGTAATAGATGGAGATTGCTGATTATACAAGTTACCATTTGTTAGTTTAATCGGAATTGTCCAAGTACTCCCGCCATCGGTTGATTTAGCGTAACGGATGTTGTAGTAAGTCGAATCCGTACTATCATAACCTTGCCAAACAACATGAATCGTTCCTGTGCCATCTACGGTTGCAGATGGTAAGGTTTGGTAGTAAGATGCTGCCGACACCGTATAGGGATAAGTTGAAACAAATGAGCCGCTACTCCATCTTGAACAGCAAACATTTTGAGAAGTACCGCCTATACTGTTAATAGTGAATAAGATAGCAGGATTTCCATTTACGGCAACAATGCTCGGTGATTGAACATCGGTATTTACTGTATTCACGGTAGATACTTGTATAACACTTCCCCAAGTCACACTACCGTCACTATTAATTGTCCCTTTCGCATACCGAATATTGAATGAGTTCGGATAGGTTGCATTTTTACTCGCCCATGCTGCGTGCAAGGTGTTGTCTGATTGGCTGTAGGTGATGGAGCAGTTACCCATAGCAGTTTGGGTATTGTTGTCTAAATAAGCACCGGATACCTGAACACCACTTGTGTTATATACCCCGTACCAAACACTTGCAGAATTAAAGTTTACCAACACATAAATATACGTTCCATTAGTCGTAATTGAAACATCTTGCAAAGACGTAGGGCTTACAGGGTTAACTAATGCAGACCACGTACCACCACCGTCTGTTGACTTATATAAAATAACAGTGGATGCCGGTGTCTTGACAGTGGCAACTAATGTACCGTTACTTAACCTAACTAACTTCCGTCCACCATTACCACTCGTATCAAATGCACTATTAATCACCTGAACCGCACTTCGACTTGGGTAAGTCGTCGCCCCGTAAGTTGGTAAATAACCAAGCTGATTAGCTAAAACATTTGTATTCAGTGAACTATTGTACTGCGTGAGTAAACTTGATTTTTGGGAAGGGGATAAATTATCCCCACTTGCTAAATCTCTAAATGTGTTGTTTAAAGAGCGAACGGTCATGATGAAATCTCACCACCATCAATGTGAAGTGTGATGGCATTTTGCGTTCCCTGTATCACCCAAATCGTGTCAGTTGGTTTTAACATTTTATTTAGTCCTGTAATCGGAATTGCTGTATTCGCACCAACCGTCTGAGCTGGAATAAGCTGATTGTTAGCAGCTAAACTATTAATACCAAGCATCACAAATGCGGGTGTTGCTGTCGTATTCACAAGCCATATCTCTTTAATATGAGCAGTTGCAGCCCATGACGGATAGCCTACTGGAGTATTAGGAGCTGTATATATTGATGTTCCCGCTGTTGGTGGCATAACCCCTTCAACTAGCTTCTTTGGGTAAATTTGAGCCATTTTTCATTCCTCCTTTAAAGTGACATCCAGTACGACCACGTAAAATACGGGTCAGGTTTAATGGCATTTACTTTTCCGTTTACTTCATTGATTGAATTAACTAGGTTATCTTTTGCAGTCGTCGAGAGTTTCGTTAAATCACCAAGAGCAAGAGCCTGAGCACCGCCCGTGAAATCTGTTGGTTTTAGACCTTTCCAAGTTCCGTTATGATCTCCTGTTACGTCTGTTTTGCTAGTTTGTAAGTTCGCGATATTTTGAGTGTTGGTTGCAATATTTCCTTCTGCTACTGTAACCCTCGTCGTAACTGCTGTTACATTGCTATCTGTGTCGTTATTTGCATTTTTAAGGGTGTCACGTTCAAGCTGATAATCAATCGCATGAACAACGTCCCCTTCTTTCCATTGCTTAAATAGATTACTTGGAATCTGTGCCACTTGACTCCCCCCTTACTTTGGTTTTCGTAATTTGAAGATATAAGCTACACCTAAGAAATTACAAGGTAAGTTTTCTTCTTGTACAATTTTAATTTTCGTTCGTCTACATTTACCTGATAGCCTAACCATACTGACGACACTGTCGAGCGTACCAAATGCTGATGTTCCCATTGTCCACGATCCAAGGACTGTCCCTGAGTCAACATGTACGTTAGGTATTGATGAATTAATCCACTGAACTGATCCGTTTTGGATTTGAATAGCTGTCGTGTCAGGATTAACCACAATACTACTATCTGCTGACACATAAACTTTTAAGTTTGACGTACTACCTTGCACCTTCATTAAAAGCTGCATTTGTTTTAAGACTTTCTTATGGTAGGGCTGACCAAAGTCAAAGTATTTCGTTTCAACAATGAACTTATAGACTTCACCAAGGTCTGTAACAATGCTTAGATTTTTTGGATCGAACTGAACAATATCACCAACATCTTTTCGCTGTCCAATTAATAGTCCGTCCCATTCTGTTAACTGGCAAAGTGTCATTTTAGATGACGTATCCCTTGTCCAAACACCGAGGTCAGTGTAGTATCTAAACCTTACGTTATCCGTCGGATAAATCAGATGGAACTGTTTGTTATAATAAACCCCTACGCAGTCCGTTGATTTCGGAACACTATTCCAAATCGCCATATCAACTCGTTTTACGTCCATATGAATCCCGATTGTACGAATAGAGTAAAGGATAAAAATACCCTCTTTTGAAACAAAATAGACCCCGTTCGTAACGAGACAAGCCGAATAAGGAGCGATGCACCCAACAGAAGCATTGATGACCATTTTCGTATAATCCTGAGGACTTGACCCGACAAGCATCTGCGTACTGGTTGGAGTGAAAACAACTAGGTTATTACGGTAGATCACGCAAGCTGTAATCCCTTCTTGACGATTACTCTTAAAGTCAATCATGTTATTTGTCGGGAAATATCTCGGATTGTTTAAATGAGAGATATAAAGCTGATTGCTATTAACTGTATCACCGTACATGCAAAGCCTGTCGTTTAGGACAAAGATACGATTACACGTTTGAATACCACTTGAACTAAGTGCTGTATTTTGGTCTGTACCGTTTACCGTATATTTTGGATAATTGAATACAACATCTTGACCTGTCGTACCTTGCTTACGGACTGAAAAACGGAAACTATAGTCAGTTGCTTCAGTCGGTTTAAAGGTAACTGTTTTTCCTACAGCAGCTAAACTATAATCTTGAAGGGTTGTCCAAGCTGAATCAACAACCCGTTTATACTCTGTTTTGTACTCAAGAATATCTGAAGCACCTTTTGTTGTAATCATCGTGAAATTCGTTGGCTGATTAACAACCCCGTACCGCTTGTCATAGATGATCGTGTCAATGTTAATCGCAATACTGGTACTATCACTCACATAGTTAATTGGGTCGGGGTAAAGTGCATTATATCCGACATACATCGCATCAAGACCGTTCGGTTTGTATGGTGTGACTGTTTTTGCAGTAGTCCCGTCGTATTCAACAAGTCCTGAGCCTGTTGCAATGTAAAGCGACGTTTGAAACTGGACTGCTTCAATTCTTCTCGTAGTTTGAAAGTTTGCGAGATTTGTAATAGGAAGTTGAATCCCGTTTTTATATAAAGCCCCGTTAACAGCGGTAATTTCTTCATAGTTTATTGACTGGAACGGTGTAAAAGGTGTTGCGACTGCTCCAACTTCTAACTGAACGTTTGAAACGGTAATAGGTAATCCGTTTGCTGAAGTAGTGTCACGCTGTACTTCAATTTTAAAATCAGTTAAATCAGATGCAAGTGTGGTACTTTGGATTAGATTTGAACTCCCGCTACTTGCAGGGTAGCTAAGGATAACCGACCAATTTGTATTTGAAACGGTCTTAACAAATACTTGAATCACTCCGTCATTCTGAGATTTCATGTACGTCCCAAATTCTAATGTGACCTGATTCCCTTTTAGTCTTGGGATAAGGGTTGAATCCATCGTATAAAGTAAATTGACACCTGTCGAATACGACGAGCTAAAGGTAATGCTTGCATCTGTTTTAGCTGAAGCTACTGCCCCGTTTTGGAGTGACCAAGAACTATCTGTGAATGGTTTGATAAAGTTCTTTGTTGTCGTTGGGTTCGCTAAATAATAACGGAAATACCCTTGACCTACACCCGAAACAGGCGGAACGAGTCTTGAAGTCATACCTAAGCGACGAGTGACATTTCCTCTTGCATCTAGGTCAGCATTCTCAAGAAAAACTAACTCATGATCTTGTAAGTTATCATTTGTTGTAACGGTATTTAACCCGCCTGAGAAATTTTTAAATAACTCAAGTTTCTTCTCACTTGGATTAGTTAAGTACCCTTGTCTTACCATGCTTACCAACCTCCCCATGTTCTAGGCGGAATGTTATATGGCTCTGCTTCTTCCCATGTACAGCTAACCTGATCCCCAAGCATTGTTGGAACGGATAATTTAACCGTATTCCCATCTAATCTGTAATCAACCGAACGCTTTTGAGGTGTCCCGTTTAGATAAACCTGAAGATAGTTAAGGTGCGGGAAAAAGTTTGGCTTTGTAATTTGAAAATCTGTCTGATTTGCGATCGCTATAAACTGCTGTGCAAATGGGTTATCTTGATAGATTGTTGGTACTTGAATGTAAACCGTCGCTTCACTTAATCTGTGTTCAAATAAATTATCAATGTACTGAGCTTCATTCATTGCTTCATCTGACTCTCTGTATCTTGCACACGCATAAATCACAAGTAGTTCATGGTAACGATTATCGAAAACTGGCTCAGTTAAAGCACTTTGAGTCCCGTCGGGATTTAAAAACTTAGGGAAAACTGCTCCAGCACGTAAGCCGATTCTGTTCTGAGCTTCGTCCATCCACCCTAAAATCAAAATCCCCTCTAATGCTGGCTCTTGTAAGCGGTCTTGCACCGCTTTAATTAGTGCTTGTACTTGCATAAGACCACTCCTTTCCTAACTAGCAACCAATGCCTTGTAAGTATCCAGTTAATCCGCCTGTCGTCGGAGCTACTGCTGCTGTTGCAACGAATCTCATTGAACCAATGAAGATTTTAATACCCGTTAATGTACTGTCAAACTGGTTCGCAACAACTGAACCACCAGCTACGACTGATACTGTATTTCCGATTGTTGCCCAAGTCACTCCGCCATCAAACGATGCTTGAGTGCTGATTGTGATTGCTTGGTCAGTTGTGTTGATTAAAACAATCGCCGTATCCTCAAGTTGATCCATTAAAACAGGTACACTTGTCTGCGGTGTTGTCGTTCTGATTGCTAAGTTGTTAAATATCTGTGCATTTGAAAGAATTGTATTAAAACTCATTCTGAAACCTCCTTTTTCTTCCTAGAAACTGGTTTTGGTGCATTTAATTGCACTCTTAAAACATGAACTTCACTTTTAAGCTCTTTTACTTCCGTAATTAGCTCATTAAATAGTCTTTCAAGTAAAAAATCTGAGTTTGTTAGTGGATTTGACATGACTTCCTCCTAATAAAAAGAGGTAGAGGTAAAAACCTCCACCCCTTGAGTGTGTTTTAATTAAGCGTTACCTGTTCCGTTAGAACCGAATATGCCCCTATAATCGCTATAACCTACTGAGAACCTGCAATATCCGATGTATTTTTGTTGCATTGTTTCGAATGATTTTTCGTTAGAGAACTCTAAACGTTTTCTCCAAAAGAAGTTAAGTTGTGCCACAACTGGATCAATTAAGAACCAAGCTGTATTTGATGTTAAGTAATCAAGAACAACAACTTGTAAGCTGTTTTGAATAACGTTTTTCTCAGTGTTAGAAGCTACTAACGCAGTAGAGCCTGTTTGCTGAGAAGTGAATAATCCGTTACCGTTTGGAGATAATCCAGCAGATTGTAAGATTGTTTTTGCTGCGTACTCAAGTGATGGCGGTACAACTAAGATTTTAGGTTGTACTTGGATTAAAATACCACGATCATCCACTTGGCGACGAGTTTGAATTAATGCTGCTTTTAAGTTACGGTCAGATAAAGCACCATCTGCTTGTCCCGCACCATCAGTGTTTGCTAAACGGTTAGACATTGCTCCCCCGTCTAAACGTTTGTGTGTAGATGAGATTAATGTATTACCGTCGAAACCGTTAACTGTGAACGCATTATTGAACACTTCAGCCGCTTTAGTTTCGATTGTTGCACGAGCTGAACGAGCTAAAGCAGCAGACATTTTGTTGATTTGTCCGTATTGCTCGTCGTCCACTAACTTACGTTCAAGTGTGAAACCTGAAGCAAATTCTTCGTGAATGTATTGTAAAGCTGCTGTATCTGTTGGGTCTTGGAACTGTACAGAACCAGCAGAATCTTTTTTATCCCAAAGACCAAAACCGCCCATACGTAAATCGGTTTCGATGGCTTTGTTCGATTGTTGTACGTTGAAAACCTGTGAATACTGCTCAGGAATTTCTTTGTATGTTTCCATGAAAATTTTGCGTAATCCCGGTTCTAGTAATCTACCGTAGTTTGCTGATGATAACATTTGTATTCCCTCCCTTATTCCTTAAATTAGAATGTATTATTCGTTGCCATGATAACAAATACTTTTGTACCGTCTTTTGAAATATCTACTACTTTAACAACTGGGTTTGCTACGTTTGTAATATCAACCGTTTGATCTCCTGTTGCATCTTGTGAAATACCGTAAGCTACACCTACGTTAGCGTTTGTTGCTATCTTACCTGCTGCAACTGGTACTCGGTATACTGAGTCCGTTTCAACACGAATTTTCCCGATACCATTAGGATTACGAGTCATATCTGTTGATGAGCTAGTGAAAGATGAATTTACTGCTGCATAAGGTTGTCCTTGTGCAACTAAACCAGTAAATGCGATCCCTTCTAGTACTCCTACAGCTTTAGGTGTTGCTTGGTTTTTTGTACGAGTAACTAATCCACCATTTAGGTAAACTAAATCCCCTTTTTTGTAACCGTTCGTACCAACACCATTTTGGTAGTTCGTAACTGTGTCTAGCGGAAAGTCTTTAATAGATGATACCGCCATACCATCTAATGAATAAGCGTATTCAAATGCCATGTTGTTTCCCTCCTAAAGATTATTTGTATTTGAGATAATCTTCTTCGGTCATACCTAACTGTTTGGCAACATATCGTTCCTCATCTGTTAAGCTCTCAACCTTAGAAGGCTTACCGCTTTGGATACTGCGTGAACGTTTCGAACGTCCGCTTTCTTTGGCTAAGATTTCTTGCTCCGTTTGCTGCTTTAGTCCGTTGATAATTTTTTCCCCATGAACAGCGTATACAGCTTGTTTAAGAGGTAAGTCAACGTTTCGAGCAACGTTTAATATATAATCAACCGCTGAGTCCATATCTTCTGATGATAACATTGGAAATTCACTTGCAAGACGGTCTTTTTCTAAACCAATGTTGTTATTCCAAAGCTGGAAACGGACTTGATTCAGTTCCTTTTCAAGTTTAGTTGCCCTCTCATCTGATTCCTGTTGACGTTTTAACACCTCAACTGGAACGTTCTGAGCTTTTGCTTGATCCTGAAGTTGCTGCTCTTTAATCTGAGCCATGATTACGTCAGGTGTCGTTCCGTATAATTCACTAAGCTGTTTCGCAAGTTGAAACTCAGGAGATTCACTTCGAACCTTCTCAATTTCAGCATCAATTCGAGCCTGTGTTTCACGTTCACGACGTTCACGAGCAAAACGAGCATTTTCTTCTTTCGACTGAACTTTTTTCGCTGGTTCAGTATCTTCAGTAGAAGGTTCTTCGTCCTCATCAACATCTAGGTCATCGTCTGATGGTTCGTCGTCTTCAGGTTCTTCGTCTGATTCTTCAGGCTCTTTGTCCTCGTCTTCAGGCACTTCGTCCTCATCGTCGAATTCATCGAATTCACCTGCGTTGATTTTACGAATAGCTTCCATAATGTCTTCCTGACCAGTTGTTTCCGTAGCTTGTCCATCTTGATTTAGAGTAGTATTGTCTTCCATGTGTATTCTCCTTCCCATGTTTACGCTTGGGTAGCGAAATTGTATTCTAATTTCGTACTTACGCTTACGAATAGCGATTATATAGTCATATCATAACGAATTTTCAATATTTTGTAAACAATTTTTTACCAATTTTGTAATTATTTTTCAGTATAAAGTGTATTTTAGGTGGTGATACTACAAACTAAGGTGTATTTATGGGGGTGATTGTCTTCTCAGGAGCTATACATTGGAGGATGTGTTTACTTCTATGGATATTGTGGTATTTTCAGACAGGTGTATGGGTTAATCCTGTTATTGCCCTATTTGCAACGTTACTTCCTGACGCAGATCATCCAAAAGCACCGATGGGTAGGTTTATTCCGCTTCATTTATTTTGTAAGCATAGAGGATTTACTCACTCATTTGAAGGAATGTTTTTGTTCTCCTTACCGTGCTTATTCATATCTGTGAACTTTTGGATTTCGTTTCTATTTGGGTACCTAGTGCATCTATGGATGGATGCTATGACCTATACGTCTGTCAAGTGGTTTTATTTCTACAAACGAAAAAAGAGCCTACCGTTTTAAGGTAAGCTCTTTTTAGGCTTTCTGAGTTTAACGTCTTTAAAGCAGCTCGGACGGGACTTATGGTTAAAGGTCATACATTGTATGACTAATTAAGGTAAAGATAAACCACGATTAGTTTATCGCCTTGCGTGGGTCGGGCAACTTGGTAACAGTAACTTGCAGGAAACTGTTGATTCATTGATACAAAAACTTAGATTTGTTCTTATACTAAACTAAGTTGTCTGAATTGTCAAGCCTATGCTTCGACTGGAATATCACAGTTTTCATTCGTTGCGATTTCCCAGTCATCTTGAAGGATGCCAGCAAGTGTGAATAGAATATCTGCTGTGTCTTTTAAGAAGATAACTGATCCGTCTTTTGAATGAATTTCGAGTTGACCGTATTTATAAACCCAGTACCCTCTCCATACTTTACGTTTAATTGGTGTACCTGCTACTAAATTTGCAAATAATTCTTTGAATGTCATTTCACGTTCCCCATTTCATTTATATTGTAGTGCTTAACTACCTTGAGTCATATTTGCTCCTGCGGTTTCGTTCATTACTCCTTGTCTTTGCCCTTGAGGACTTGCAGGAGTTCCCATTCCTCCGCCTATATCTAAGACCTGACTCACTCCTGTTGAGTTCGTTGTCTGAACTAACTGGTTAATCATCGGCTGAATTTGCTGCGTGATTTGGTCGTCTGTCATACCTTTTCCTTTTAGCATTTTGGCTTGCTGAACAATACCCATAATGTTTTGGCTCATTGTTTGTGATTCTTGCGACTGCATCTTAACTCTGTCTTGCTGCATACGGGCTAGAACGTCCTCTTTATTATCAAAGTCCTGAAGGACAATCCATTCTTCAGGTGTAATGATCGGAGGATTGAACTGGAACTGACCCTGCATCTGCATTAATTTGTCTGCTTGCTGACGTTTTGCAGCCTGAGTCATCGGAGCTTTAGCGTATACGTTTGAACGTAATCGCCACTCTAAATTATCAACGACCATATCAGGTAGCGGAGTCCATGTATCATACTGAGCTTGTCCGTTTAACTGACGAGTCATGATTGGTCTTGGCTCTTTCCAGTAACAAATGATGAATTTAATGATTAGCATAGATAAATCTTCAACAAAGTCATCAATCTGCACTGATTTATCCTTATCACGCACTGTCGCACGTTCGATTAAGCTATCAACACCTGTTGATGTTGTAAGTGACCCGACCGATTGACCCATATAGGCTTCAGATAGCCCTGCCATATCCTTAATATCGGCTTTCATGCGATCTTCAATCTCAAATAGACCCTTTGGAATATCAGGCGGTTCAATCTTTTCAACCGCATTTGGTACGTTTGAAGTCCAAACTTTACCCGGAAGTGTACCCGTTCTACTCATCTCAGATGCATTAATCCCTGAGTCCCGAAGGACTACTTTTTGAGGATTTTGGTGTAATGTACCGATGATTGAAGCTGTCTGTGCTGTTTTGTTGATAATCTTTTGGTTTTCAAGCATATCCATAGCAGTTGACGTACCCCAAAAGTCCATATCTTCTTCCTCATCGTATAGAATTGCGAATGGGTACTCATTTACTGGTATGTCCTCCTCTTTGTATAGTAAAAAGTCAGTATTCCATAAGTAATAGCTTACGTCTACTTGCCACTTACCTTCACTATTTTTAAATCGTTCAAAGTGATGGTGAACTGTGCACATATCATCACCTGTGTCACGCTGATTTCCGTTCGAGGTCATGTTGTTATCACGAATGTAAATGTCACCTGTTGCATCACTTTCTCTTTGTAAGTCCGAAAATTTCAAATTCTCAAGTCGTTTTCCTGCGTACTGTTTATACGTTGGGTCATTTTTAACACTTGAAAAAGCGATGTTTTCTGTCACTTCGATAAATTTACACTGATTTTTTGAATAAGCATCAGGATCAGGAAAGAAATTTGCATTGTTAATCCGTTTCATCTTGACATTGTACTTATACAGCATGTTACCTGAGTGGTTTTCCCCGTAATATTTTCCTTTCACTTCTTCATCAACATACACATAAGCAATGCTTGTCCCATGAAGTAAGGCACGATCTACACATCTGCGAACTAAAAGCGTTGCCTTTTCCTCATCCCACACATGCTCGTAAGCCTTTTGAAGATGCTCAACAAGTGGTGCATCAAGGGGTGTCATCGGTGTTAACTCCGCTCTAGGGACGTTTAGGGCTAAATTGGCTCTTTTTGTCGTGCGAATCATTCGAATGAGGTTGGTTACGGGCTTAGGAAGCCAAACTGGTAAGCTAACAGTCTCCCATTGTTTCCCTCTGTCGAACAAGTCAAGCATCTTCCACTGTTGGTGCATTGTACCAACTGCTGACTCCGCTTTCCTGAAACGACGGATCATCTTTTGAACTAACTTCTTTTGGTCTTCGTCTGTTAGCTGTGAAACTGCGACCTGTGTTGTTTGGTCAATTTGTGTCATTCTTCCATCCCTCCGTTCACAATATCGACTCCATGATCTGCAAGCCACTGTCTAGTTGCGAAATCAGTAAAACCATACTCATCCGCATACTTTTCAGGTTCTTTTTCAGGCTGATATGGCTGTATCGGTTTTAGTTTGACAACTGCTTTCACATCATTCAGTAAAAATACACCTTCAGCTAGTGCAACTGCATGCTCCTCATCAACAACCGCTTTACTTACCTTATCAAATTCAGATTTTGTCCATTCGATTACACGAAATGTTTCGTTCATGTAGTGTATTTGGTACTCATACTTATTTGGCTTTGTCATGTATTCGCTCCTTTCTATTAATAGTATGCAAGATAATCCAACTCTTTTTCGTTATCATCGTCGTATTCGATTGTATCATATATTTTGTACTCACTGTAGTGTTTAGGTGGCTCATACGCTTCATTTTCGAGCATTGACGGGTCATCAGGCAACCTGGCTATAAGGTATCTAGTTGCATCTAAAATATGATCGTTTGCCTTGATTGGTCTTTCGTCTTGGTTCTCGTTTTCGTTATCCATATCTAGCTCAGGATAAACATATCCAAGAGCTTCTTTAACAAAGTTAATACACGTTTTATAGACTTTCAATTTCTTCTGTTCGATGTATGCGTTCACTTTCGCAAGACCGTATTCCATACTATTGTTACCTAGCTGGAAGTAAAGTCCGTATTCTTGGAAATGTGACTGTACGGATTTCCCTTCGATTGGGTTTGTCCTTGCTTTTGTAGCTGGGTCGATGACCATAAATCGTATTTTACCGATTGGAATTTCCTCAAGTAGTGCCTTGATTGCTTTTGCGTGTTCAGGAAGTGTCTTTTCAGGTACATAGTATTCGTTATAGATAACTACCTCACCCGATTTCGGATTAATCGCCCCAAAAGCGACCGCTGTTGGGTTACGAATACCCCAGTCTGCTCCAATTACCCGTTCCCAGTCCTTAGGTATACCGAAACGATCTGTGTCCTTTGTTACTTCATATGGGTCAATGAATGTTTCAGCAATAGTCGGGTAGACCATACCACTATTATATTCGAAACTACCCATGAAGAACTTCTGCACGTACCAGTCTGCTTTACCTTTTGTATTCATCTCAATGAAATTAGGTGGTAAAAACGTATTTAAAGCGGTTTTCCATACAAAAGTACGAATAAACTGATTGTAACGGTCATGTTGTGGGTGATTTGGGTCTTTACGGGCTTCATTATCTACGAACTCGTCCTTAATCCATGTGTTTGCAGGGTTAGAGCAAACGATAATTGCTTTATTTTTAACGAAAACGTCCCTCATACGGGATTGGAGCTGTGTATAAATACTCTTTTTGATCCCTGAAACCTCTTCAAGGTGAACCAAGCCAATCGTCATCGAACGAATACGCTGCTCGTCCTCAGTCGGAACGCAGTAAATTGTAAACCCGTTGACGAGCCTAATCTCTCCATCACTCTTATTATAGTATTCTATTAAAGGAGGTGGGCATATCTCATCAAACCACAGTTTTAGAGTTGTTTTCTTTAATTGTCCCATTGTCTGAGCTGCGAAAATACCTGATCCCCTGTCGTTTTCAAGTGCCCTCATTAGGAACTCTTGGAGGGTTGCCCTCGATTTTCCACTTCCGTAACCCCCAAAACAAGCTATGATGTCAATTCCGCCCCCAGTCGATACCTGATGCATCTCTTCTTGATAAGGCATAGGAATATACGTTAACTGCATCGCATTACACTTATTACAAACTTTGTAGCTAGGATGGTTATCAGGTGGCTCGACCATGTGTCCTACATGGCAATTTGAACAGTGATGGCTCATGAGTCAATCCCTCCTAGATACTACCCTTACTATTAGGGTTTAACTTCTGTGTTAGCTTTTGCTGTTCTTTCGCTTGCTGTAAGTCTTGTTCGTGCTGTGCTTGCGTATGGACTATTTGCTGACCATGATTTATTTCTTTTTGCTGAACTGCTTGAATGTGTGTTGCTTGATTTTGCTCCATGTTTTGCACTTGTTGTGCGAGTTTATTTTGATGCTCCTGCTGTCTAAACTGCATCGTTAAATCATGAGATTGCTGGTTATGAACTAAGCTCTGCTGATGAGCCTGAGCCTTCATTTGTAAGTCCGCTGCTTTCATCTGCATGTCGGCTTGAGGGTTTGGCTGACCTAGCAAGGTATAGATTTGGGTAATTGCCTGTGCCCCTTGCAGAACAACGTGTGCCTTTGTCTGAGCATCTAAGTCCTGACGGTTAACTAGCCCTAAGTAGTAGTTCGCTGTTTGGAGAGCTACTTCGTTCAAAACGTCCGACGGGTCTAGTTGTGGTTCGGATTGTTCTTGCTGAGGTGTTTCCATTCCTTCGTTCGGGTCGTTCGGTTCGCCCTGTTCAGGTTGCTCCATTTGGTTAGGGTCTTGCCCTTGCATTTGTTCGTTCGGGTCTTCTTGCTGGCTTGGGTCTTGTTGACCTTGTTGTGCTGCTTGGACCTGTGCTAATTGATTTGGGTCGATACTCATATCATATACCCCTCCTTGATTAATTTAGCTGAAAGTTCATGGTACTCCTGAAGCCATCCGTAGGATATTTCCTTTCCTGCCTTTTCAAAACGATCCATTGCTTCTATGATTTCTTGTAATCGTTGCTTTTCTCTAATATATCTAGGAACTAACCCAAGTGGTGGTTTTTCGTATGCTTCGCTCATTTATCTCTCTCCTTCTTTTTCAATTTATCGTCAATCCATATGACTGTTTTGGCGAATAGGATTAAACCTCCTACGAAACCTACGATATATGTTGTAATTAAACCTACGGTATAGATGAACATTTGATTTCCTCCTTAGCTATTTGAGTTGTTTTATTCTCAGTATAGCTAATGTCCTAATAATTAGAACTATGGTCACTCATCCTTCGATAAATTTTGTTCACTTTGTGGTCTTGGTATTTGATGTAAGATGATCTTCGTTTTGTTATCCTGAGCTTTCTCAGCTGTTAGTTCTTGGATTTGTCTTGCAGCTTGTGCGTTTCCTTCTAGTGCCATCGTTAGGAGAGAACGGAAGGATTGCCTTTGTGCGATCTGACCTAAGAACTGCATCTGTGACTTGATGTATTGGTTCGTTGGTTCTAGCTCTAGGAACTCTTTCCATGTGTCGGGTGTTGCTAGGTTTGTTTTTCTATGGATTAGTTCCGGTTGGTCAAATAGGAAATCGGTTTGTTGTTCGAATGTATTTGCTAGTTTTTGGAATACAGCTTGTTTATCCCTTGTGTATTCTTGGAATGGCTTGTAGTTTTGTAGTAATTCTATAAGCATGAATACACCTCCCTTGTGTATGTCTGTATACATTAGTTTAGCATGGATGTATTCTATTTGCTAGAGTTTTCTGTAATTTGTGGGGAAAATAAAATTGGGAAAGGTAGGGGGATTTCACGATATTCCCACCTCTCGCGACCTAAACCGCTGCGGTAGGGACTCAGTTTTTGACCCTAGTACCCCACGTGGGTAGGGCATAGTCCGCCCCTCCACACCTATTAAAAGAAATAGCTCAAAGCAACCTCACGTTACACATAGCGATTTACTTTACACATGATGTATGCAAATTACCCTTGTCATATGTAGTTTTGATAATTTGTATTAAAAAGTTTAATTTATTATGCATATAATGTTTGACATATGGATATACTTATAGTAAGATAAGAGTATAGAAAACAAACAAAACAAATCGGAGGTAATACAAATGAACACACTAACTAACTGGAATGAGCTAATGGAAAGATGTACTAACAATGGCACAGTAAAGGCGAGCGTAACCGTTGAACTATTAAATGAAATGGTTGAACGTCAAGTATCCCTCAAAGTCATGGCAACTCACAAAAATAGAATAATCGTGAAAGTTTACGAATAAAAGTAAAATAAATAATGAATAATAAGTTTGACAAACGCATACAATAGTAGTACAATAAGAGTATACAAAGAACACCGAATACTAAGGATAACGCTAGTACGCATGAAGCAGGAAAATGTATCCACTGGTTAGTAGGTGTTCACAACTAAACAATTGGAGGTTTTACAAATGAAGACATTAACAAACTGGAATGAGTTTATTAACACATGTGCGAATCAAGGAACATTCACAACTGATGTGAGCATTGAGTTACTAAAAGAAATGGAAGACCGTCAAGTGTCATTCGGTATTCAGTCAATATCAGCCGAACGTATTACGGTTAAGGTGTATGAGTAATGCAAGCAATCATCAACCGTCACATTAAACTAGCTGAACAACTAAAACACACGAACAAAGCACAATCTGAGTATCACGCATACATGGCAATGCAATTACAAATGTCAGGCAAATAACAAATACAAAAACAATTGGAGGAATTAACAATGACGAAGAAACCACAAGCAAACAACATCACTGTAAATAATGAGGAAATCACGTACTACCGAATTGACAACGATATCAACGGTAATCCACGCTATGTAGTACACTTTCTTAGCTTAAATGTAAAATTAGCTGACTATGGAAAAATCAAAGGTCTTACGAAGTATCGTGCTAAATGGTTCGGTGGTGGATATGTATTTCAATCACACAACTTAGAATCAGATTTAAACTATTACTTAAAACTAGTTGATAACTATTACAACGAAAAAGGAGCGAAAATAAAATGAATACAATGACAAACATTTTCAAGGCAAAGGTACAAGACCACATTATCAATTCACTAAGCACAGATGAAACAACGATATTAGTTGACCAGTTACAGACCGTTGTAAATGAGTTTAATAAATGGTATTCACCATATGAGCAAAAACGCACACCGAACAAGCAACAAGCTTTCACTGAGTTCCTGAATTGCTTACCATCTTGTATTAATCAAGAGTGGGAATACAGTGGAATTACTAATACTATGAAATCTTGGTTCGGTTCAGATTATTCAGACCCAAAAAGCAACTCAAAAGAAGCAGAAGCATACTTACATCTAATACACAGAGAGTTCAAAACACTTTGCAAAAAGAACAATGTTAAATTTTAAGTCACCATATAATAGAAGAAACGGGAGGTAATCACAATGAAGACATATATTATGGAGTGTTTAGACTTAGGAGAAATTAAGAACATATCAGAACTAGACCTAAGAAAGTGGGCTTTTGAAGTAATGAAAAACAGAGCGGGTCAGGCTGATGATGAGTTAACAGAAGAATTTAACGAAGTAATAGCAAAAGGATTCGAAAAATACACTTCTGAACAAGCAATAGAGATTGCAGAGTTATACAACTATGAAATTACGATAAAACAGTAGAAGAAACTAGGTCGAATGGAGGTCATGAGAAATGTACGTTGTTCAATTAGTAAACAAAAAAGGCTTCATTGTAGACTACCTGACTTTTCGAAAAGAAGCCCACGCAAATAGGTTGTCAAAAACTTGGAAAAATCAATACCCGAACTATACCATCCTTATTAACAACGTCATTCAATGATCTCATGAGGGGGCTTCATGCCCCTTAGGATACACAAATTGCAGCGGTTTTATAGATACACATTTTCCGCTGATACGTTTACCTTAAAATAATATTCTTGTTTACGAGATAATTTAAATACACCTTCGGTATATTATTGTATTCCGACTTGAAAAATAGAAATTCAGCGGAATTTACATGCGAATACACTAATTTGTAAAAATAAAATACAGAATACAAAACTTTTAAAATACGAGCATACACATATAAAGTTTGACGTTTGCATACATGGGCAAAAATACATAAAAAATAGGTCATTTTTGTATGCTGTGCTCGTTATATTCAAAAAAATAAAGAAACTTCGTTTTTCTTATAAAAAAGAGATTAGGGTAATTTTTCATGAATTATATATATATATATATACATTACATTTGTATGCATAAGTCAAATAAAAATATTATCTTTGACATTTTGTCTTTTTGAAAAAAGTATCGACCTCTTTTAAAAATTAAAAAACAAACTTTCTTTTAAAACTTGAATATAAATATCTACTGTCATACAAACATAAATATAATATAAATTAAATTATCACACTTATCCCATAAACTCATACATCTTTGACAAATAATACTGTATTCTTAATCATACAAATACATCTTACTACACAAAAACACCAAAATGTATGACAATATCATATAACTCGCAAAAAATACATCATTACAAAAATAATGTATGACAATGTTATCTATTTTTACAATTTTTAAACGAAAAGCTACTACAACTTCTACATACTTATACACTTTTAATAAAATACATTATAAGATATATAATAGTTGACACTTAACACACCACATGGTATATTTAATGTAACAAATTGCAGCAAAACAAGGAGGTTACACAAATGGATAAACAGATTTTTGAGATTTTAGGAATTAGAAACTACCTAAATAACGATCTCGACTGTATGTCGTATTTACTGAATGACTGGGGATTGTCACAGATGACAGTGTCAAAGTTCATAGGTGTTCATCAATCTAAAATAAGTATTATCGGTTCAACAGTCGGGTTTCCAAAATTAACAGTAGAGCAAAAGCCAACATTTAACACAGGTCAGATAGAGCAATTACTGAGATTACCACGCACAATCATTGAGGATATTCCATTAGTTACCTTTGTTCAAGACATTTTAAAGATAGATGCAAAACATCAATTTTTCGGATATTTAGGCAGACCTGCAATCCGAATGGCAGCCCTCGATAGTCTAGGAATAAAACAAAAGTTCATAGCTGAGTTGTTTGGTAAATCTGCTGGTACAGTTTCAACAAACGTTAACCGTAACAGAGATAAAGTGAATCAAGAACTACCGAAGAGGTATGACGGAGCTTCGAGCGTTTTAATCGGTGATAAACCTTACCAAACCATTAAAAGAGCTGAAAACGCAACAGATAACCCATTATATAGGGCATTAAACCACAATCCATACGCAATTAAAGAACCTAAAATGCCTTGGGATTAATCAAAAACAATAGAACAATTGGAGGAACAAAGAAATGAACGAAATCATCAAAACCCTACAAGGCACGATCTCAAGACTACAAGAAGACAATAAGCACCTAGAGGATCGGTTCTTTCAAGAAACTGAAAAGATACACGTTTTAGAAAAAGTTTTGAAGGAATACAAAGCAAGTCGTAACGAAACAGCTGTGACCGTTCAGCATAATGACAGAGTCATTAGACAGCTAGAAACCTATTTAAAACAAATGGAGCTAGTCGCAGCATGTTCACAGTTATAATAAAGATAATAACCGTCATAGGTTTTGCGATTTCACCAGTTATTGCATCTATCATCATTGATAAACGCATGAAACACTATAAATAAGAGGGCAAAGGGGAGAGTAACAGTATGAAAATGCTTGAAATATTTGCAGGAACTAGGTCAATGGCTGATACATTCGAAAGAAACGGATTCGAAGTATTCACAATCGAACTAGATACAGTTCACCCACGAATTGATTTATATGAGGACATTTTAAACGTAACAGCGGATATGATCCTTGAAAAGTTCGGAAGACCTGACGTAATTTGGGCGAGTCCAGTTTGCACATCTTACAGTATTGCAGCAATTAGTACGCACAGAACAAGGGAAGTTGATGGTAACCTAGCTCCTAAGACGGAATACGCTGCATACTCAGACAGAATGACTCAGCACACAATTAACTTAATTAAAGAACTAAACCCTACATACTACTTCATCGAAAACCCTAGAGGTGGTATGCGTAAAATGAACTTCATGCAGGAGCTACCTAGATACACAGTTACGTATTGCCAGTACGGAGATACACGAATGAAGCCAACAGATATATGGACGAATCATCCAGATCCTCAGTTTAAACCAATGTGCAAAAACGGTATGCCTTGCCACGAAGCAG